CGCAGCTGCGAAGCGTGAAGTCAAAATGCCAACCGCAACCGAGTACCTTGCAGCAGCAATCTCAGGTGGCGATCAGTGGCGCGCAATGAGCGAAGTCGTACGTGCAGCCGCACCCGACATCGTCACAACCGACACACCCGGCATCCTGCCAACCCCAATCGTCTCCCCTGTTTACAACAACTTCATCGGCCGTCGCCCAGTTGTTGACGCAGTTGGCGTAAAGGCAATGCCCGGCGGTGGAAAAGTGTTCATCCGCCCAGAAGTGACCACACACACCAGCATCGGTGCTTCCATCGCTGAGCAGTCACCAACCGCAGGCACCCTCGTAGTGTTCAACAACCAAGTCACGAAGCAAATCTTCGGTGGCTATGTAAACATCTCCGAAGCCGACATTGACTGGACCGACCCAGCAATCTTGCAGGTCGTTCTTGACGACATGGGCCGCATCTACGCAAACGCAACAGACAACTACGCAGCGGACACACTTGTGTCGGGTGCAACAGTGACTCAAGCATTTGCCCTTGCAGACATTGCAAAGCCTGAAGTTTGGTCTGCTGAAATTGCGGAAGCATCAGCAACCATTTTGAGTTCGTCTAACGGCAACTTGCCAACTCACCTGTTTGTTGATCCAACACGTTGGCGCAACCTTCTCGCATTGAGCGACGGAGCGAACCGTCCATTGTTCCCACAGGTGGGCCCGATGAACGCATACGGCAACCTTGGTGTAAACGAGTATGGCGGCAACGCTTTCGGTTTGTCAGTTGTAGTTGACCGCAACTTCGCTTCGGGCACCTGCATCGTCGGTGACGCATCGGGCTACGAGCTTTACGAACAGCAGAAGGGTGCTATCAGCATCGACTCGCCATCAACCTTGTCTCGCACAATCGCATTCCGTGGCTACTTCGCCGCGTTGATGATTGACGAAACAAAGTTCGTCAAGTTCACATTCGCCTGATCCACGGGTAGTTCGGGAAAGGGTCTGACATGGCAGTAAGCACTATCACGCATGTGCGACGCGTAGACAACTACGCGGCTGTCCAGACCCTTACCGACGCCGAGGTTCAACCGGGCGATTCCGTCACGGTTGCCGCTGTAGCCCTCGCTGGTTTCAACGCCACAGCCACAGTGGTCTCAACCGAACCGTTTTATTTAGACGGCGTGGACGACGAGGGGTATCTGGTCTTCGACTATGACATCCCCCGCCAAAACCAAGTCATCTATGTAAACAGCGGTTCCGATGTTGCGTACGAAGCAGAGTCTGGAACTCTGACGTATACACAGTCGGTGACATGGATTGTCGCTGCAGACGTGTTGGCGTGGCTGGGTATTGACACGGCCACCGCTAACGACACAGCCTTCGTTACGACTTGTGTAAACGCAAGTAATGCCTACGCATTTAGAAAACGTCGCGAGGCTGGTTACACCACCGACTCAATGTCAACAGTGCCTAGCGCCGATGTCAAACTCGGTACCGTCATGTATGCCGCCACCCTTTACCGGGAGCGCGGCAGTGTGGACTCGTTCGCATCGTTTGACTCGATGGCTATCGGTGCTTCACCGTCGGCCACGTTGGGTCGCATCATGCAGCTTCTCGGCTGTGGCAGGGCGCAGGTTGCGTAGTGTCATCGTCGGGCATCCTGTATGAGGCTGTAAACGCCTGCAAAACCGCCCTGTCTGGGTTAGGTCTTGTACCTATTACAGATCCGCGCAACGCTCGCCCTCTTTCCGTTCTCATTGAATTGCCCACTGTCACCGCGTTTACATACAACGTCGGCGACATTGAGCTGCGCCTACGCGTCTTGGCTCCTCCCCCAGGCAACCAAGATGCGGGCGATTATCTCATGCAAATCGCAGACCAAATCATGAACAGCACAATCTCGGTGTCTGATCTTCGACCCGGTCTTGCGAGTGTCGGCGGGCAAGACCTACCGACATACGACCTAACCGTTGCCGTAGCCGTACGGCGCAACTAACAAAGGAGCCCTCATGGCTACAACAACTTTCCTGTCCAACGCGACCATCAACATCACGCAAGGTGCAACGTCATACGACTTGTCTGACCAAGCGAACCAGTGCACACTCACCATCGGCTCCGACTCGCTCGAGATCACAGCCTTCGGTGATACGGGCCACAAGTTTGCACCCGGTCTTCAGTCTGTTGACGTGAGCATCACTTTCTTCCTTTCGTACGGTGGCACTGGCGCTACCTCGGAAGTAGAAACAGCACTCGCAGCGATGGTCGGTCTTGGCACCACGACTTTGGTTCTTAGCCCATCGGGTACGACCGAGTCTGCGTCTAACCCCGAGTACACCATCACCAACGCAATGCTCGCATCGTTTACGCCTATCAACTCCACCGTGGGTGAGATGGCAACAGTGACCGCGAACTTCGTTGGCGGCAACTGGGCACGCGACATCACCTGATCCAACACATAGGGAGAAACTATGAAACTCACACTCGAAGTAACCGAGCGTGACCAGCAGTACACCGTCACCACCAACCTCGGTGTCATTGTGGCTTGGGAGCGTAAGTTCAAGCGCAAGGCTTCACAGCTGGGCGAAGGCATCGGCGTAGAAGACCTTGCTTTCATGGCGTGGGAGTGCTGTAAACAAAACAGCATCCCCGTGCCCATCGTCTTTGATGAATACGTCAAGCGTCTCGAGAACATTGAAGTGGTGGACAACGAACCTGTAAACCCTACGACCGAGGCACATACAACTACGGACTAGCGTCTTTGCTACTTCGCACAGGGTATTGGCCTCCTGACATACCATTTGACCTAGACACACTGGCGACAGTGCTAAAGGCAGCCGAAGACATGAAGGAGGGCTAGATGCCTAACGCAATCGAAACCCAACTCGAGATGGTCGGAGTCAAAGAAGCGTTGCGTGCTCTCAACAGCATCGACAAGAAGGCGCGTCGACAGGTGACCAAGGACTACGCCCAGATTGTCTCGAGCGTGGTGCAGGAAGCCCGTAGCAGTACGCCGTCTGAGCCTCCGCTGTCTGGTATGGCGTATTCGTGGAAGGCCCGCAAAGTCTCGCCAATTTTCCCGTGGAACAACGCCAAGTCTGATCGTGCTATCAAGCCGTTCGTGTCCGGTAAGAAGCCACGCCAATACAACGCGTACGTGTCTGACCTTGCCGCCTTTGGTATCAAGTGGACGTCTGCCGATGCGCTTGCTGTTGAGATGTCGGGCAGTGGCCCAGTACCTACTCAGAAGGGTAAGGAGATGGTGCGGGCGTTGAACCAGCGTTATGGCACACCGGGTCGTTTCTTGTGGAAGGCGTATGAGCGTCACGCCGAAACCGTGTTGGCCGAGACTGAGAAACTAATACGCAAGGTTATGAAGCAAGTGCAGAAGGAAGTCTGATGGCTATCAAGATCCCAATCATTACCACGTTTGCGGGCGAGGGTATTCAGAAGGCCATCAAGTCTTTCAAGCAGCTTGAGACCGCTTCGGACAAGGTCAAGTTTGTTTTGAAGTCGGGCGCTGTGGCTGGAGCTGCGGCGTTTGCTGCGCTTGGTGCAGCTGCTTATCAGGCTGGGCAACAGTTGGTCGGGTTTGCTCGTATGGCTGCCGAAGATGAGAAGGGGCAGAAACAGTTAGCGGCGTCTATTCGTGCTTCGACTAAAGCCACTGACGCTCAGATTGCCGCCACTGAGGATTGGATTGACACCACTCAGCGCGCCACGGGCGTGGCTGATGATGAGTTGCGTCCTGCGTATGCCCGCATTATCCGCAGCACGAAAGACTTTGAAAAGGCCCAGCGCCTGCTTCGGACTGCCTTAGACGTGTCCGCCGCAACGGGCAAGCCCCTGAAGCAAATAGTCGAGGGACTGTCAAAAAGTTTCGACGGATCTAACACGGCGCTCAACCGTCTCGGTCTTGGCTATGACAAAGCCCAACTCAAGGCCATGTCATTCAATGACATCCAGAAAGACCTTGAGAAGCGCTTTAGTGGTTCGGCGCTGGAAAACGCTGCAACCTTTGAGGGCACTATGGCTCGGTTCCGCATCACGATTGACGAGTTGAAGGAGTCGCTGGGGCAGGCGGTACTTCCGTACCTCAAGAAGTTGGCGGAGTACGGCATCCAGATTGCGGACGCGTTCGGTCGTGACGGCGTCGCTGGAGCTTTTGCAGAACTCAAGTTCATTCTTCAGACACTGTTATACGACGAAAACGGCGCACTGAATGCTGCAGGACAAACACTCAACGACCTCATCGGCAAACTCAACTTCGCTATCCAATCCATCAACGCTATTTCAAATACGGCCGGCTATACACCGGGTGTATTCCTTGCCGAAAAAATCTCAGGTGTGAACTTCACCCCGACTTTTGGCACCGTCGCTCCCCTTGCCCCGTCTATCAACCCAGGCTCTTTGCGTGGTATTCGTGGGCAAAACAACGGCGTGAACATCACGGTGCAGACCGGTATCGGTGACCCTGTCTCTATCGGTCGCGCCGTTTACAACGTGCTCAACCAGTTCGAGCGCCGAAACGGTGGCCGCTAGTGCCGTACCCTGTCGCTGTTGTTGAGGTTGCGTTTACAGACGGCCCGTATGTCGTGTCGCCTACATGGACTGACGTCACCGCCTATGTCCGGTCTATGGACATCTCTCGAGGCATCCCAGACGATTGGACACTCCAGGCAGACGGTTCCGCCACGGTGGTGCTGTCTAACCGTGACCGACGCTTTGACCCGTTCAACACCACAGGCCCGTACTACGGCAACCTTCTCCCCCGTCGCCAGATCCGTATTCGCGCCACCCACGGCGGCACCACTTACGACGTGTTCCGTGGGTTCATCGCTGGCTGGCCTCCTGAGTGGACAGACGCAGG